TGCTAGTGTGTGTGTATGTAAACTAGTAGTAAACTACAGAGGCGGGCGGGGGAAGTGGGGGAGGTGTTATGTATATATAGCCCCCTACATTTTAGCACTATATTTGAAACCTATGGGCACACAATAGGCACACATAAAACACCTATAGCATACCCATATAAAACACCCCATAAAACACCCTTAGGACATAGAGGGGGATATAGCTAAATACATTTGCCTATTATGGGTAATATAGAGAGCTCATATTGCACACCATATAGAGCTCATATTGCACACCATATAGAGGCTAAATAAGTTAAATAACGGTCCCCTATGTCCATTAAATGTAGAGATTCTTTTCTATCTCTTCTACAGTGTCCATTAACTCGTGTGTAATGTCCCTCAACACCCCAGCCACACGGAGCTCCAGCCTATTGCTTTAAATACGCATTAGCTATCTCCACCAATGACCATCAACAATATCACCCATCCATTTATCTAGGGTGTTTTGTATCTGCTCGTCCTTATATTCCTTCATCATATCCTCTTCATCTACACCTACAGTCTCTACTAATTGTTGTAGTCCTATAGATAGTGCATCAAGTCTATCATCATGCCTTAGTGCTCCTCTCTGACGGGAGATGTGTGTCATTTGATACATGAGACTATAGGGTAATTTAGTGCTATCAGTTAAGGCTCTCTCAATATCATCCTTTACCATAGTCTTATCAAACACCAATCTATGTTGGTTAAGGAGAGGTTCTATGGTATCAATGATACGTAGCTCCTTCTGTACATTACTCCTTACCTCCTCTAGTGATGCAGGGTGTATCTTCTTAAGGATGGGTCTAAGGAGTTGGTCAAACATACCATCACCAAAGTTACTCTCGGTATATATGGTATTAACACCATGCTTCTTAGCTACATGAGCTAGCTTAAATAAGTTATCATCCTTATAACCCCCTTGTAGACCCCCTACCTCAAGCACATATATCTTACCATGGAGGTACTTCATTACAGCATAACCCATCTCATCAGCCCCTCTACCACTAGGGTCAATAGCCATGATACTATAGTGGTACTCCGTGAACTCTTCATCAATACGTCCAGGGGAGAACATAGCATCACCTGTAAACCCTAGGTTAGGTAAGTCTACAATGTGGTTTCTTTGGCTGCTATAGCCTAAGCTAATGGGTCCTTTCTGTGTATCTATATCCATAACAATTAAATCACTCTGTTTAAGGGGATACTTATTACTATCACTTAAGGTAGTATCTAGTTGGTATTGCAGGTTAAAGTAACTCTTACCTACGGATGCTTCCCTCTCTAGTAGGTCCTCATGTGAGAACCTTGTATCTGTAGGGGTACCAGACATGAGCCCTAGCATCTCTATATATGGTGCTAGTCTACCCTCATATACCTCAGGTTTCTCTGGTATCCTAGAGGGCCATATGCGTATCATGAACCCCTTATCTATAAATCTATTATAAACACTATCACCAGTTTGTGGTGTCCCTAGTGCTACAATAGAAGCGTCACCATCTGTTTGAAGAATAGAGTCAAATTCATTTATCTGTTGTATAATCTTAGCTCTCATGATTTCAGTGGCACTATTGATACTAGTTTCAACATCATCCGCAATTAATAGAGATGCCCTGTTACCTTGGAGTTGACTATTAATACCTAGACACTTAACACTAGGTTGTACAGTAGTTTGGCATCCATTAACATCAAAAGCCATAACACTATTACGCTGGTCTCCCCTAGGCTGTAGGTGTTCTAATATTGGTATCGTTGCTAATAGCTTGTGTATAAATGTACTAATGGCTGTAGCATGAGGTCCTGAGGCTGATACAATAAGTATCTTCTCATTGGGGTTCCTTAGTAGCCTCCACGCTGCGTAACACCCTGTGATATATGTTTTTCCAATACCCCTAAAGGCCTCTATTAAAAGCCTTCTATGGCCCTCCTGTAGCGTTGTAGCTATATCCCTTTGTAGAGGGGTTGGGTTAGGTAGGTTAATACCATTAAATGTATACTCTAGGAAGTCAGGGAAGTTCTTTATTATCTTCTCTATTGTTTCTTTATCTTTCAATTAATCTCCTTTTCTTGCTATCTAGCTGACCCCTCAGAGCCTTAATGGTATCTAGATATACATTACTATACCTAGACACTATAAAGCCCTTAAAAGCTCATTTCCATCTCTTCCGTAGCTAAGAACTGTTGTACTAAGTTCTGCATTGGTTGTGATTCAAGTACATCAGCTGTAATCTCATTATCCTTTAAGAATTTAAGTATAGCTGATAACTCACCTGGTTGTAATCTTTCATCACTCTGTATTAAAGAAGTGAAGTAGCTAGCCATCATATCATGTAGCCCATTAAGGGTCTGTATGCTTGCTTTTTTATTTTCCATTAGAATTCCTCCTTTAAGTAATTCTTTGTAAGTTCACCGAGATAAGGCACACCTAAAATACCAGTTAGACCAACACCTGACCATATTTGGTTTTTAGTTAAAGTACCTGGTTCAGTTATTACTTCTGATGCTGCTTGAGCTAATTGGGATGCTTGTTGAATACCAGCACCAGCTAGTCCACCTATACCTGGTTTATATGTAGTGCCTATTGGGGCATTTCCACTAACGGTTAATACTGTATCTACAAGTGTAGGAACAGCACCTAGATATGGGTGTTTTCTCCATATCTCTGTAGCCATGGCTTTTTGTTGGTCTGTATCTTCCCATATATCACTATATTTACCCTCATCACTAGTTATACCTAATACTTCACCTACTTTACTCGCGACTTGTGCTTCTAAATAAGCATTACCAGCGACTACAAGAGTAGATACCATTGCTCCACCTACAGCTGCAATATCTTTTTCTGCTAGTCCTTTTTGAAGGAGCTTAGGCATGGCAGCGATAGGGAACCTTAAGTATTGAAATATTAATGAATGTAGTGGGTCTTTAGTATCCCATGGTATATCCATAGCTTTAGGCTCTAGAATATTACCACTAACGACACGTGTAATAGCTGTTTTTATTCTAATGGCTTCTGCTTCATTCCATCTTTCAAAGTTAAACGCAGTTAATAGTCCATTCTCATCAAATGAAATATGTCTATTTTTAGATATGGATATAAGGTCATCGTTTGTAAGACCATGACGAGCAAACATAGCCTCTAAATGTCCACCTAATCTATAGTTAGGGTCAGCATCAAGTCTCTTACCAAGGTTAATTAAACGTGCAGTATATGCTCCACCTATGGCAGACTTAAGAGTATCGGTAATGAGAGTTAAGCCTCCATATCTAAAGGCAGCATTCTCCCCTTTACGTAATAAGTTAACTACTTTATTAGCTTCAAAATCAGCACGTCCTTCAGAGAAACGTTCAATAACTTTACCATTTTGTAAATCAACCCCAATACCCATACCTTGTAATTCTTGTATGAATTCAGTAGCTATTTCTTTATTATTAATTTTATTAATGGCATCTGCAAGGGCAGGTCTAATGTACTTTAAAGTTTTAACACCTCCTACAGCCATTGCAGGTCCTAGTTCTGATAGTGAAGTCATTCCAAAACCAAGACCATTTCTAATATTTTGATACGTAGTTAATATTTTAGAGGTAACGTTAAACCAATGGTCTGGATTACTTTGAATGTCAGCAGTACCTCGAACAGTTTCAAAGACTTTCTTTAAGTCTAACAGTGCTTGTGCTTTTTTTGTTGCACTCATGTTAGCAAAGTCCATCTGTTCTGCCATAGGTTGCCAGTATTTATCTTTAAAGTCATTCCATGTTTCAATGCCATCGTCTTTAAAGGCTTCTCTAATAGCGAGCCTACCACTAGTATCTCTATGGTATGAATCAATAATACCGTGCATATCTGTCTGTAGCATATCACCCATCATATTTTCATCAATGTCAATACGTCTTCCGATAGAGAATTTACCTGTACCAATATCTCCTTTAGCTCCTGTTTTAAGCTCAATTAAATCACCTAGAGTTTGGAGTGTTTCGGCTTCATTTAACTTTTTAACCATGTTCTCAACAACTTTACGCATCTCTAGCTCATATGCTCTAATTTCTGCTGTTGTACCATATTTTCTAATAGCACGTCCAGTAGGAGAGTTAAGCATTGCCTGTAACAATCTGTCTTTAGTCTCCCAATCATTCTTAAATCTTTTCTTATTTAGAATACGGGTAGTGTATGCTTTACTTTCAGTAGGGCGTGTAGCACGTAATGATTGTAACTCTCTAGTTTCAGCTTCAGTTAGATTAGGTTTAGTCTCTAATTTTGCTATTCTTTTCTCCCTTACTGATGCTGTACGTCTATACTCCATCTGTCCAAAGTAAGTGTTTAAAGCTGCATTAGCACGCTCTACTTCAGGGTAAGTAAAGTTATAGTTAGGCTCTGTTTCTTCAAGTTGTCTAATTAAAACTTTAGTTTCTTGAGCTAGTTCTCCAGCTTCGTCTACTTTTGTTTTTAAATAGTCAATTTCAGCCTGTAGTTCACGGTGTACCATGTTATATTGCACACGTTCTTTATACAGTAACTCTCCCCAATCAGCTTCATCCATCTTAGGGAGCCCTTGAGATACTCTTGTTTTATTGAAAGTATGGAATGAGCCAGCTATTTCATTAGCAAGGTCACCTTTAAACCCATCAAAGTCAATAGATTGTATTTCTTCTGCTGTTTTATTACGCATGGTATGCCATGTTCCATCTGGGTTTTTTAACGCTACATCAGGATTAGCTAACTTTTCTAATACTTCACGATACGCTGGTATCATAACTCCATAACTACGTCCACGAGGAGATAAGAAAGATAGTCCTTGGAAAGGGGCTCTAGGCATGGTATTAAAATCATCAATATCATATGGTGTATTTCTCCACCTCATTTCACCGGCTCCTAATGATAGGTTTGGATTATACTCACCATTTAATCCTTGTCCTGTAGCAATTGAATCTCTATCGTTGGCACGTAGGATAGCATCAGCAACGTCAATATCCTGTTCATTTAAAAACTTAACCCAACCAGATGCTCCTAATGTCCCACCTAATACAGTACCAAATAGTGTTACATCTCTTCTAGCATCAGCATCATAAATACCACCTGTCTCTTGTCTAATGACTTCACTAGCATATCCAGCCACAGCACCTTCAGCAGCACCTAAGGCACCTGCACCTATAGCTCTCGTTGTTCGAGACTTATTTGTAACATCTCGTATCATCTTTGCTGTAGCTACATACTTACCTCCTCCAAAGGTAGCAGCTGCTATTCCCCATTCAATAGGATTTAATAAAGAACCAACTAATTGTGTACCTATTGAGCCAGTAAGTCCTCCATAATCATACATACGTTGTTGTATATCCATTTCATCTTGCTGTCTTGCAATAATTGTATTTACAAAGGAACGTGACCTAGCTCCTCCTGCATGGTCGATAGCTGTTTGAATAGTTGGGTCTAATTTAGGGTACTCCTCTTTATAGAATTGTACCCTGTCAAACTCTTCATCATATGTATTCGAGAACAATGGAATTACGTGTTTGGAACTTTGGACAAAAGGGAATGTAGCTTGAATACCATCAAATAGCATATCACCAATACCATAAGCTGGGTCTAACATATCCTCCGTCATCCCTGCATTCATTGCCTCATCTTTTGACGTTGCTGTACCAATTATATCCTCATAGTTAAAATCTGCCATGTGAGCTCCTATCTTGTGCTTTCGTTAGTTTTTGTCTTACCTACTTTAAAATCAGATACATTAATAGCATCTTGAGTAATAGGTAATCTATTTATTTTATAACCAGCAGGAAAGTTGCTTTTAATGTATTTAGGAGTATATTCAGATATTTTTACACTATTACCTTGGTTTCCTCCAATAGCTACAATAGTACCATCATCTTTAACTTCGATGACAAAAGAAACGTGCCCATAAGGACGTGACTTAGTTGTTCCTTGGAAGTCACCATTAGCTTTTCTTCGTACATCTTTACCTTTACCCCATCCTTTATTAAAGATAACCATATCACCAGATTGAACATTGGATACATTTCCTTTTAATACACCTTTATTAGGGGCATAATCATAGACTGTTTCACCTGTATCTCCCCAGTTACCTGCTCGTTCTGGGTTAGTTGGTGGTGTTACCCCTCGAGCTTTTACAATAGCAGAAGCTAAGTCACCACACCATGCAGATTTAGATAGGTTCTTTGTTGTGCCTAAGAACTCCTTTAAAAAACTTTTATTTTTATTTTCATCTAGGCCACTAAGGTTATCCAACAAGTATTTTGTTATGTTTTCAGTCTCGCCAATAGCAGGGAGTTTAGTAGTATTTATATTACTATTAGCTAAACGAACACCTCTACTCTCACCTTGTGTGCGTGGATATAATATATCAAATAACTCAGCATCTGTTTGATTACTAGCTACTTGAATACCACCTGTTAATGGGTTTGCTTCAGCGATTGTAGCTGCCTGTGCCATTAATGCTGCATCACCTGTAGTATTATTCATCTCTACATCTAACATTTGTTCAGCTAAAGCTAATGATTCTTGAGAAGGTGTGTTAGTTGGAGCAGTGGTCTGTGGAGAAACTACATCTTCAGGTTCTTCATCTGTAAAACCAGGTGCTATGTATTCTTCCCCTCCTCCTAAGAATGTTTCACTTAAGACATCAAGCCATGAGCCAACTTTTTCTTTAGCTTCGGATATACTCTTCATTACTTCTTCGGTAGTCTGGAGTGCTCCTTCAATACCACCAGGGCCTTGTTTAGCTTCTTCAGCAACTTCATTTGCTTTTAACTGAGCTAAAGAAGTCTTTAAATCATTGTAAGGCATCTTAATTATAGGTAAGAAAGGATTCTCTACATCCTTAACAGTAACGGTATCCCCGTCATAATCTATTGCCATGTTCTCAGGGTCAACTTCCATATTTGAAAAGATATATTTATCCATAGCTTCAGATAAAACCTCAACATTATTAACTGGAAAACCTGTAAATGTGCTTTTATTGTCTGCTGTAACTAATACTTTATTAACAAAATCTTCTTCAATACGTGTAATAGCATCAGCTGGTTTCATGCGTTGTGAATACAGTTGAAACATTTTATCAGCTGTTTCTTTATGTTTATCTGTTAATCTAGCTGTTAGTTTCTCATATTTCTTTCTATTAGCTGTTTCTTTAGTTTTATAAGCAGAAGCTGATAGCCCAGGAGTTGCCCAACGTGGAGCTTCACCTTTACTAGTTTCAAATCCTTCTCTAAGACTTTGAACATCTAACTGAGGGTTTTTGCTTAGGATACTATAGAAAGCTAATGTATCACCATCAAGTTTACCTAAGATACGGTTCCCATCATCCGTACCTTGCATACCTTTAAATAAGGTTAAGTTTTTCTCTGCTTCTCCTTGGCTAATAGTTGATATATTAAATACATCTTTAAGGAACTCTTGACCAACAACATCATTATTTTGTACAAGACTTGCAAAAGT